GGCGAGTATTGTCTGAAATACATAACACTTAAACCGATATGCGAAAAACTTCAATTGCTAGAACGTACCTTAGTACTCCCTTCGTTAGATGCGATATGGTGCTCCGTAATGGATCACGTACGTCGACGTCTAACCCCGGGTTTTCTGTAGTACATTCTATTGGGACCACAAGCGATATCAGCAGCGGGTCATCTAAGACCGGCGCTTTTACTGAATGTGTTCACACTAGCGTTAATTACGCTATAATTGAAGACCCTGCTAAATTCGTGCTTAAGCACGATGCTAGCACCAACGCCGTCTATGCCTCAGGGCAATGTTTCGGCGGTGTGTCTGACGTCATAAATCGTTACTACAGTGCGCGCTTTGCGACACCAGTAGCAACGACCCGGATCAATACCTTTAATCGGGTAACGAACTGGGGGTCCTTGTACGCACAATCTATGGCTGCCATGTTACCTACCTTTGATGGTGGGGACAACAGCCTTGTGAACTTCGTACTTGAACTCAAAGACTTCAAACGTCTGGGTGCCTCTCTAGTCGACCGATCGAAAACGGCGTTGGCAAAATTGGGTGATGCCATTGGGTATCATCCAAAGAATAAACCAATCCGTAATCTGTCGGAAGCCTATTTAGGCTATCAATTCGCTTGGAAACCACTCGTAAAAGATGTGATTTCCTTATATCAATCGATCTCAAGTTTCAACGAGAGATTAAATGATACTATCGCGCGTGCTGGGAAGCCGCAGCAGAGATACTACGGTTTCTTCGTTGCGGGGACGGCTGTGAACGAATCGTTCTCAACCATCACCAGTGATAACCCGTCTTTGCCCGGAACCGGCTGGAAAGTACCAGCCGTTTCTGTGCGGACCCGTTACCATTCTTCCCCGGGAGTCCGCTATCACGCTACCATGCGGTATCGGTATAGCTTACCCCCGGAATTAAGAACAGCTAAAGGAAAGCTTAAAGCTCTCCTCGATGTTCTAGGAGTAAATAGCAATCCCGCAATTTTGTGGAACGCTATTCCCTTCACTTTCATCCTTGATTGGGTGTTTAATGTTGGGAAATTCCTAGATCAGTTTAAGGTCACTAATGTGACATTTCAGACAGAGATTCTCGACTTTTGCCACTCGGTAAAAGAAGAGAGGCGAGTGAGCTATGAATGTAATTGGTGGCATAAGATTGGCACGACGGAAATTCCGTCGGGCTATCGTCCTATTCACCAAGCTACAATCAAAACTTACGTGCGTAAGACCGAGCTAATGCCCGGTTTTGCGGTGGCGCTGCAGACATCTGGTCTCTCACCACGTGAAGTCTCCTTGGCAGGAGCCCTCATAGGTGCCCGAACTCCTCGTAAGAGGCGCTAGGGAAAAAGACGTTTGCTATTCATCGGAACCTTAATAGGTTCAAAATAAACAACAGTTATGTTTACAGATCCGATCACTCTTAATCCTACCTCTTTCGGTGGGGCCAACGTCAACAAAGCTTATAGCCTTGTTGGCTGGGGCGGTGACACGTCTACAAAAAGACGCGTCGCAGCTACTGCGTTGACCACTCCCGAAGACATGATGATTTCTCATCGTGTTCAGAAGGATGGCACTCTGCTTGTGGACCAACATATGGTCCGCCTTGACACTCAGTTTACTGACCCCATCAAAGGGGTCTGCAAACTGTCGTCCTGGCTGGTGATTCGGGTGCCTCAAGGCACCTCCGTCGTCACATTGCAGGAAATCAAGGATCAGGTCGGTCGCCTTATCGCTTTTGAACAAAGCGTTGGAGCTCTCGACAAGATCCTGAACAACGAGCCGTAATCAGCTGTAAGGCTGATCACCGCACGGCCCTTAGGCCACCCTCCTTCCGGAAGATGGATTCTGGGCGGTTTTGGAGTGCTGTTAACATAGCTATGGAGTACAACCATAATGGATGCACGTAATAGCCAGTCAGTGTTTTACACTGAGTTGTTAGTCAGCATTTACCAAGACCTGGTAAGTGCTATGTGCTCTCAGAGCGAGATTGAGCGTGATATCGTAGAAATACGACGTCGCGTTCACCACGAGGGGTTGAGTTTTCTTACGAAAACCTTACCTCGCCTAGGAAAGTCAGTTGACTTAGCACTAGGAAGTGGAAGTAAACTGCAATACCAAGGGTTCAAAAAGGCCCATGGTACAGAGCTACCGAGATTCTCTCGGACGCTCTTCAGTTTATTGTTTTGCTCTGACGGCACTCCCTGGGTATACCTAGAGAGTGTCGAACCTCAATCGCTTTGTGCGAACGAGGTTGGGGGGCCATTCGGGCCCGGTCCCCGTGAGGGGATCTATCCTTGTCGTGAGACAATGATCATGGCGCTTAAAGCGCTGCGACAGGTTTGTTTTTGTTTTTACAAACTTAAACTACCCTATACACATGACCAAGAGGAAAAAGTCATCACTGACTTCATCCAAGCCGATGCGGATCTCTCAGGAATCGAAGATTCCTTTCAAGCTGAAGAAGCTACCCTTAAGGTGGCTTCTAGGCTTGTCCATCGGGTTCTGGCTAATGCTAGACCCGAAAGTGGGATCCCAAGGCATGGCCCAGGAGCTGTTGCAACTGGCGAAGCAATTCACCAAAAGCATCAGTTCTCGCGATACTATACGCGGCTTGCTGCCGTTTTTAGTTATGACGATTGGTTTTTTTATAACCAATCGCACATTTGTGACTCCTATAAAGAGTTACAATCGTTCGAAGAACTTGAGTACGGGACGGCGAAAGTCGTCTTAGTACCCAAGGATTCGAGGGGCCCTCGTCTCATATCTTGCGAGCCATTGGAATACCAATGGGTCCAACAAGCTCTTAAGTCTGTTTTGGTTCAGACTTTAGAGAGTCACCGGCTTACTAAAGGGTACGTGAATTTCACAGACCAAGAAGTAAATCGGCGCCTTGCGCTTGAAGGCTCTACCCCACCTTTCCGGTGGGTTACCCTTGATATGAAGGAAGCTAGTGACCGAGTTAGTTTAAGTCTCGTTAAGAGACTTTTTCCAGCTCGTTGGTACGAAGCGCTCTACGCAAGCAGAACGCCTCAAACCAAGCTTCCATGTGGGAAGATAATGCCTATGAACAAGTTTGCTCCGATGGGATCAGCAGTATGCTTTCCCGTAGAAGCTCTCGTGTTCTGGGCGTTATCCGTCGCTACGCTCATAACTAAACGTAACCTACCGCTGAGACAAGCGGTAACCAAAGTCTACGTTTACGGCGATGACATCATCGTTAGACAGGAAGACCATCTGTCTATCGTCGACTCCTTACCGAAGTTTGGCTTAATGCTAAACAAAGGTAAGTGTTGTACAGCAGGACCCTTTAAGGAGTCTTGCGGGATGGATGCCTTTTTTGGGCATCCTGTAACACCCCTGCGTATAAGCAGTGTTTGGAGTCAACGCCGAAGCCCGTCTACACTGGCGTCCTATGTCGCATTTTCTAATGCAGCATGGGAACGCGGGTGGTATGCTGTGTGCCATTACCTCGATACGAAAATCCAGGAAATCTGGAGAAGTAAGATCCCTGTCGTCTCAGACAGGAATCCAGGGGTAATAGCATTCATCAGACCGGATCTGTGGGTCAAGACTCTCAATCCTCGTGTTCGCACTAGATGGAATATCCATCTACAACGAGCGGAGATTGAAGGTATAACCCTGCGGCCAAAGCTTATACAAGCTGAGGACGATGGCTGGGAGTTACTTCTTCGTCGTGAGACGGAAAAGCTACACCCTCAGGTGGGAAGGCTAGCTAGCCTCCCTACCGTAAGCCACACAGGTCTGAACGGCACCTACGCGATTGCTCACCGCGCGAAGCCCAGCCGAGCATGGACTCTTTACACCTAACGGCGTAAAGTTCGAGTTTTAATAACTCACGAAGAGCACATTCCTTTG